CCTGACAAAACTCCAGAATGGCGTTTTGGGGGCACCTATTTGCCCATAATGTCCGATTTTACGCCCGAAACGGCAAAAAGTCGATCAAAAGTCAGTCACTTTCCGTAATAACGTGCAAGTTACTAAAAGTAGCAATTGGGGGCGCAGATGACAGTTCGGGAAGCAGTCGAAGCGCAAATTGCTGGCCTGCCTGGTGCAATCGCTCACCCTGGCCTCGCCGCTGCAGCTCTTGTGTTGGCGTCCAAATTGGATGATGACGCGGGCATGGCAACGGCTGCAGTTGCCCGAGAGTTGCGCGCAACGCTAACCGAACTTGAAGGTGAGGGCACCGTCGATGACGAACTCGCCGACCTTGTTGGCCGATTGTCAGCCCCGGTACGCGACGAATCGTGATCCGAACGCCGCAACGTATGGCGGCCGTGTAGCCGAGATCGCAGAAATACTTGGCACGCCCCTGATGCCTTGGCAACGCCTCGTTGCCGATATTGCTCTTGAGATAAACCCCGACACGGGTCGGCTTAAGTACCGCGAAGTGATTTTGACGGTGCCCCGCCAGTCGGGCAAGTCAACGTTGATTTTGGCGGTGGCCATTCAACGCGCTTTAGGCATGGGTGAACGTCAAAACATCGTTTACGCCGCGCAGACCCGAAAAGACGCAATTGGCAAAATGTTTGATGACTGGTGGCGCATCTTGCAAGATTCGCCATTTAAATCTGTTGTGACTCAGCGACTGTATTCAGGCCGCGAAGCTTGGATGTGGTCGAACGGTTCGCGTCACGGCTTGTTGTCGAATACTGAAAAATCAGGTCACGGCTCAACGGTTGACTTGGGCATTGTTGACGAAGCATTTAGCCAGGTCGATGACCGCGTGGAGCAATCACTTTCGCCGGCCATGATTACTCGACCTGAGCCGCAACAGTGGACGGTTTCAACTGCGGGCACTGAATCCTCGGTTTATTTGGCGCGCAAAGTTGCGCAGGGTCGAACGAACGTCAATAAACCGGGAAGCATGACCGCGTTCTTTGAATGGTCGGCACACCCTGACGATGATCCAGCCGACCCGGCAACGTGGTGGTCATGTATGCCAGCCCTCGGGCATGGCAACGTAACTGAAGCTGCCGTGGCGGCCGAGTTTGAGAAAATGGAACTTGCCGAGTTCAAACGCGCTTATCTGAACATTCCGGTTCGCAATGATGAGGGCGAATCTGTTATTTCACCAGAGTTGTGGCTGGCTGGCAGATTTGAGCAAGGCGAAGTTCAATCAATGCCCGAGCCGGTCGTTTTCGCTGTTGATGCTTCCGAAGATTTGGAGTCGGTCGCTATCGCGGCAGCCGGTGACCTCGGTTTTGACCGCGCCCAAGTTGAAATTGTTGAACATCGCCCTGGCTCTCACTGGGTGATTGCTCGAATGCTGGAATTGTCCGAACGTTGGAATGGGCGTTTCGTTATTGCGCCCAAATCTCCGGCGGCTGTTCTGCTTCCCGACATGCGCCGCGCTGGACTTGATCCGGTCATATTGGCGCAAGCCGACATCGCTGCAGCGTGTGGCGTGTTTCGAGATTTGGCAGTTAATGGCCGATTGAGCCACGGCGCGCACCCCGGTCTAGATATTGCGGTTACGGCAGCTCGACGCAAAGCAGTTGCCGATCAGTGGGTGTGGATGCGCAAAGACTCACGTTCTGACATTTCGCCGTTATACGCGGCAACTCTTGCCGTGTTCGGGGCCATCTCACTACCTGCCCCGCCAGTTGATGTTTCCCTCAGTGTTTGGTGAAAGGAACCACCTGTGAACGTGCGCGCCTTCATCACGACAGCCCTTGAGGTCGTAGGCCTTGTGCTGATCGTGTGCGGCTTCGCTGCGATCTCGGTTCCGGCCGCCGTTATTGCAGCCGGTTTTAGTCTGGCCCTTATCGGTTGGGCGCAATCATGAGCCTTCTTAAACGTTCAGAAACTCGGTCATGGGCTGTTGAACCAATCGCTTCACCGTTCCCCGGAACTAGCGTCTACGGCCCTAGCGCGGGTGCGCCGTCCATTGATTCAGCCATGCAAGTTTCGGCTGTGTGGGCTTGTGTGCGCCTGCTGGCTGACACGGTATCGATGATGCCGCTTACGGCTTACACATACCGTGATGGCATTCGCACACCGATTCCTGACCCGCCGCTACTTGTGCAGCCATCGGCTGATTCATCAATGCCCGATTTCATGTATCAGTTGATGGTTTCGGCATTGCTGCGCGGCAACACATATGGGCGCATTGTTCGACGCGACCAGCTCGGTTACCCGATGCAGATTGAACTAGCATCACCGGATTCTGTGAGTATGCGCGTTGATCGCCAGACGGGCAAAAATGCTTACATCTTTGGCGGCGTGCAAATTGCCAACGAAGATGTGTTTCATTTCAAGGCGTACAGATTCCCCGGCGCAAATCAAGGTTTATCGCCAATTCAATACGCTCGACGATCAGTAGCCACCGATCTGGCCGTGAGCGATTTCGCCTACGGCTTTTTCCGCGATGGCGCTCACCCGTCATCGGTTCTTTCAACGGATCAGCCAATTAACCAAGAGCAGGCGCTCACCATTAAAGAGCGGTTCTTGTCGGCAGTTAAGGGACGCGAACCGGCAATTCTTGGCGCTGGTATCAAGTACCAGCAAATTCAGATTAGCCCTGAAGAGTCGCAGTTTTTGGCTACGCAAAAATATGGCACTGCCGAAATTGCTCGCGTGTTCGGTGTGCCGCCCGAAATGATTGCGGCCGAGGCCGGCAACTCAATGACTTACGCCAACGTTGAGCAACGATCAATTGATTTCTTGACCTACTCGGTGCAGTCGTGGCTTACCCGAATTGAAGCCGCGTTTCGTCCGTTGTTGCCAGGCGCTAAGCACGCTCGTTTCGACACGTCGGTTCTGCTTCGCACTGACCTTGAAACCCGCATGAAGGCAACCGCGATTGGTATCGCATCTAAGCAGCTCACGCCCGATGAGGCTCGAGCGATGAACGATCTTCCACCGTTGACCGATGACCAGAAAAACATGCTTTCGCTGGTTCCCCTTGACGTGTCCCCCGGTGGCACGGCAAAGGCGGTTTCAGTAACACCGATTCCAGAGGGCACAACACCCACTGAAGGGAATGCACCCGCATGAAGTTGCACGAGCGCCGAATGGCCTTTTCCGATCTTGAGGTTCGCCAAGACTCAACTGCGCCCACCTTGACCGGATACGCAAGCACTTTTAATCAGCCGTATTCAATGGGTTGGTATTCAGAGAGCGTTGCTCCCGAAGCATTTAACCGAACCTTGGGCCGCAACCCTGACGTTCGACTTCTTATCAACCATGAAGGTCTGCCGCTTGCGCGCACAACTTCGGGCACCCTTGAACTTTCCACCGATAGCGAGGGGCTAATGTTTCGCGCCACCCTGGACGGTTCAGACCCTGACGTTCAGTCGCTGATGCCCAAGGTTATGCGCGGCGATTTGAATCAGGCCAGTTTCGGTTTTCGCACCATTCAAGATGAATGGTCAAGCGACATGAGCAGCCGTGTTCTTCGCCAACTTGATCTCAACGATGGCGATGTTTCGGTTGTCACTTACCCCGCCAACCCGGCCACGTCGGTGGGTATGCGCGCTGGTGGTTCTCATGTCGATGCTGTGACTTCCGCATTGCGCGCCCTTGAATCTCGCGCCGCAAGCGATGAAGAAATTGTGTCAGTGCTTACCCGTGCGCTGGCCACGTTTGCTGCAGTTGACGCGATCGTTGACGCTGCGCAAAACGACATTGCCGAATACCTCGGGATTCCTAACCCCGACCTCGAGCAAGACGAATTGGATGGTACGCCGTCAACGGATGGCATGGATGACCCCATGGCTATGACGATGCCCATGCGCGCCGCTCAACACTTGCTTGAACTTCGCAAGCGTCAACTGCAAGCCATCTGAAGTAGAACTACCGCACAACCCGTAACGCCTCGCACGTACCAGCCTGCCGGCCACCTTTCAGGTCTCCGGTGCCCTGCCACGTTGCCCGCATCACGGCAGACACCTATTCCAAAACCCTTGAAAGGAAAACCTCATGTTGGACAAGTTCCGCGAGCAGCGCAATGGCCTGAAGGCCAAGCTTGACGCGCTTATTGCTACCGCTGAAACGGAAAGCCGTTCACTCAGCACCGATGAAAACACTGATTTTGATGCGACCCTTGCCGAAATTCGTAAGATCGACGAGCGCATCACCGAACTGCAAGAAGCCGAGGTTCGCGAGGCTCACGCCGCCGCGCATCGCGTTGAAACTCGCGCCACCGAGACCGCATCGGTCACCGTTGGTGCCGAGGCTAACCCGGTCTACCGTCAAGACTCGGAGAACTCGTTCTTCGTTGACGTGTTCCGCGCCAAGGCCGAAGGCGATGTTGAAGCCCGTTCACGCCTGGCACGTTCGCAGGAAACTCGCGCCGGTGACCTAGTTTCGGTCACCGCAACGCAGGGTGGCGTTTTCGCACCGCCCTTGTGGATCACCGAAAGCTACGTTGCTCTCGCGCGTCCCCACCGCGTAATGGCTGATCTGTTGAACCAAGAAGTTCTGCCGAAGGGCATTTCTTCAATCAACCTGCCCAAGGTTTCGGGCGGTTCAGGTGCTGGCGTTCAGGCCACACAGAACAGCGCACTGACCGACACTGCGCTGACCAGCACTTCGGTTTCGTCGGGTATCACGATGATCGCCGGCAAGCAGATCGTTTCGCGCCAGTTGATCGACCAGAGCGGCATTCCGTTCGATCGCATCATCCTTCAGGATCTTGCCGCCGATTACGCTGCACAGCTCGACAAGCAGGTTCTGTACGGTTCAGGATCAGCCGGTCAGCTTCGCGGCCTTGCTGGCGCTGGCACGACGATCACCTTCACTACTGCAAGCCCGAAGGTTATTGACGCCACCACGTCGGCTAACTCGCTGTACAACGCGATCATTCGCGCCAAGAACTCGGTTGAGTCCAACCGTTACTTGCCCGCGAATGCGATCGTCATGCGCCCTGACCGTTGGAACCAGGTGCTTCAGGCGCTGGATTCCAGCGGCCGTCCGCTGGTTGTTCCGGCTGTTGATACCACCTCGTTCAATGCCATCGCCTCAACCGGCGAACCTATGGCCGAAGGCGCAGTTGGCAACCTGCTGGGCCTCGCCGTGTACCTTGACCCGAATATTCCGGTCACGATGAACTCGGCAACCAACCAGGACACCATTTTCGTGCTTCGCCGCGACGATGTGTGGCTGTACGAGACCGAGCTTGAAACCGCATCGTTCGATGCAACCTACGCCGACAACGCAAGCATCCTGTTCCGCGTTCTTGGCTACTCGGCTCTCATCCCCGATCGGTACGCCGCCTCGACCTCGGTCATCCTCGGCACCGGCATGGTTCAGGCCAGCCTGTAACACCACCTAGAACCGTAAGGTTCTACGGATTCAATCAGCCCGGCTTTGCTCGTCGGGTTAGGAAGGCCCCGCATCCCTCCGGTGTGGGGCCTTCCGCATCCCCGGAGGAAAACACAATGCACCGTAAACACCAGATCGTCATTGGCTGGATTGATCCAGGCGTCGTTGATGGCATGTTTGCCCTGTCAATGATGGAAATCTTTGCTAAACGCGCACATTTGATTTCTAACATTTTGCGCATCGAAGCCGGCGGCTTGTTGTCAAGGGCGCGCAATGAGATCGCCGCTAACTTTATGGACTCTGACGCTGACTGGCTGTTTATGATCGACAGCGACGAAGCAATCACTGTTGCCGATTTTGACAAGCTTGTTGAAACCGCGCACGACAAATTGCGCCCGTTTGTGGCTGGCGTTTATTACGGCGCAGCCAATGGGCCAGATATTTACCCCGAACCCGTCCCGCTGATTTTCCGCGACGCCGAAGGCAACAAATACTTTCCGATTACCGAATACCCCGAGAACGCCGTAATTCCAATTACGGCCGCCGGTACGGGCTGCATTTTGGTTCATCGTTCAGTGCTGGCCGCGATTCAAGAACGCGCCACCGAACATCAAGGCCCGCGTTGGTGCTGGTTCCTTGACCTGCCCGTTGGGCAGCAATGGTTTGGCGAAGATATGTATTTCTGCCGCCAAGTTCACGACCTCGGATTTCCAATGGTTGCCCATACCGGCGTGCAACTTTTGCATCGCAAACGCTATTGGCTTGGCCGCAAGCATTTTGAACGTTTCCAATTTCTTACGCGCGAAGATCGCAGCGTGTTAGCCCCAGCAGACAAGGACAACAACGTGAGCATTGAGTCTTTGCGCGAAGAACTGGCCGCCGCGATTGAAGCCGACGACAAAATCAAGGTCAACGAGCTGCGCAATCAAATAACGCAATTGCACGACCTCGAGCATGAGACACGCGAGGTTAACTAATGGCAGCGTATGAACTTGGCGATCTAGTTCCGTTATCGGTTTCAGTTACCGATTCGACGGGCGTTGCCGCTAACGCAACCACTGTTGTGGTCACCATCGTGCAACCCGATGGCACAAGCCTTGGCCCATATACGCCCACTAACGCCACCACCGGCTCATACGTGTACACGTTCACGCCAACCCTTGTTGGCCATCACACGTACCGTTTCCAAGCCACTGGAACCAATGCCAGCAATTATGCCGGCGCATTCAATGTCTTGCAGTCAGTTGCCCCGATCGTCACCCTTGACGAGATCAAAGCGCACCTGTCACTTGTCGGCTCATATGACGATGCAGAACTTGCCGCGTTTCTTGCTACTGCCATTCCAGTAGTCGAGTCGATCGTGGGGCCAATTACTCTTCGCACGATTGTTGACGAAGGTCACGCGGCTGGCTCGGTGCAAATCACAACCAACTACCGACCAATCATCAGTGTTGAGTCGATCACCGAAATGGTCGGCCAGCAACAACGCACACTCACACTGCAGCCCGTTGGGTATGCCACTGACAATTACGGCTACTCAATTGATTCCTACACTCGCGGCCTGATTACTCGACGTGGAACTGGAAGTTTGGCGTACAACTTCGGCATGATCGGCCACGGCTCGGGCCTTGGCGTCAACACGGTTCTAATTTCGTACACCGCTGGCCGAACTAACCCGCCCGAAAATGTGCGCTTCATGGTCAAGGAACTTGTCAAATACATGTGGCGCCAAGTCAAGGGCGGCCAAGCTTCATTCCAAGATGGATCGTTTAGCCCAGCTGCAACTTCGGGCATTTCCGAAGCCATGATGGCGCGGCTACGTTTCTTAGCCGGCAATGAAACAACCGTGCCAGGTATTGCCTGATGGCGTACACAATCATTCCTGATGTGCGGGCCGCACTTCAGGACACAATTCTCCCTGCCGCCTTGGCTAGCCTGCCGGCCACGATCACCGTTGCCGGTAACACGGTGGCATTGCGTAAACCGGAAATTCATTACGGCACGCCAGCCACCGGTCAGCCGCCGAACTCGCTTGTCGTCATCGGTCCAAGCGATGGCGATGACCAACAGTTTGCAAACCTGCCCGACAACCAAACGCGCAGCCGTGAAGAACGTTTTTCGATCACCATGATGATTTGGTATCTGATTGGTGACACTTCGCCAGTTGCGCAACGAACCGCAACTGAATCCTCATTTCAGATTTACCGAACCATTCAGGGTTACTTACGCACGGGCAACCCGTGGCAAGGAATCCTTTCCGCGCCTTACACCGTCAACCTCGAGCGCGTCAGCGACCGAGATTTCAACGTGGCCGAAGGTCGCGGCTCAATGCTCGATTGCAACCTCTCAATTTTCACCAAGGTCTAAGACCCCCGAAAGGAAAAGCCATCATGGCCCGCATTGTCTACGTCGGCCCCGACGAGCAAGTTGAAACAGAATTTACTGGCCTAGTTGTCAAGGGCGATGTCGTGGAAGTTACCGACGATCAGGCTGGCGGCCTCGTTGGCTACGGCGATGGTCTTTGGCAGTACGCACCCGAAAGCGGCAAGAAAGCCGCTGCAGTCGATCCAGCACCCGCCGACCCAACTGACCCAGCCGCTCCGGCTGCCTGAAAGGAACGAACTTAAATGGCTAATCTCGGAACTGGCTTAGACGCCTCCGTTGGTTTTGGAGTCGAGTCGTCCTGGAACACTCCAGCAACAATTACTCGCTTCTTGCCCTTCGATAGCGACACGGTGTCGCGTAAAAAGACAACCGTTCAGGGCATGGGCTTGCGTGCTGGCATCTTGTCACCATTCGCCGCCAACCGTCGTATCGCAACTCGCGAAGCAACGGGAAACATCACGATGGACGTTCAGAACCAAGGCATGGGCTTGCTGTTCAATCACATGCTTGGCAGTAACTCAATCAGCAACTCGGGCAGCGTTTACACGCAAGTTTTCACACTTGGATCACGTCGAGGCTTGTCGCTGACAGCTCAGATTGGTCGCCCTTCGGCCGATGGAACGGTTAACCCGTTCACTTACACCGGCGGCAAGATCGTGGATTACGAATTGTCATTGGCCACCAATCAGTTGTTCAAGCTCAACTTGGGAATGGATTTCGCCGACGAAATCACTTTGGCTAACACGCCTACGATTTCTGGTATCACTCAAACGGGAACCGCTGGAAGTACCACGTACTACTACCGCGTTTCGGCAAACTTGGCGTCGGGTGAAACCTCGGCCGGTGCCGAATTCAAAACAGCGTTGAGCAACGCCACGTTGTCGTCAACCAATTACAACGTAGTCACCTGGGCGGCTGTAACTGGCGCCACCACCTACAACGTCTACCGTTCAACGACTGCCGGCGCCGAACTGAAGATTGCCAGCAATGTGGCCGCAACGACCTACAGCGACCAAAGCAACACCGCCGGTTCTGGCTCACCTCTCGGCCCATTGCTCACCACGCCCACGTACACTGCCGTTGCATCGGCTGCCCCGTTCGCCTTCACTGGCGCAAACACCTTGACCCTCGGCGGTTCGGCCGTGGCCGCTGTCAAGAAGTTTTCAGTCAAGCCAACCAATCCAAGCAAGACCGATCGGTTCTACTTGGGATCGTCGGGCGTCAAGGCGGAACAGGTCGACAACGCTTATCGCACCGTAACTGGCACCCTTGAATGCGAGTTCACTAGCCTGTCGGCGTTGTACGCCGCTTACGCGGCAGACACTGGCCTTGCATTCCAGTTCAAGGTAATTGGCGATTACATTGCCAGCACCAGCACGCCCTACTCGGTGCAGATTGACATGCCGAAGATTTTCTTGGACGGCGACACTCCGAACGTCACCGGCCCTGACATTCTCACCCAAACCGTTCCGTTTGTTGCCCTTTACGATGGCACCAACTCGGCCCTAACGATCACCAACGTTACTTCGGATACGGCTCTGTAGTCATGCCCGCCAATTATGGCGAAGCAATCAAAATCGTTGGCTTGAAGGAATTAGAGGCAAAAGCTAAAGCCGCAGGAAAGAAGCTTGACCCAGAACTGAAAGCGGGTAATTACGCCGCCGCCCTCGAGGTCAAAACCAAGGCACAGCAGATTGCTTCAGGAGTTGACAAGCACGCGGCGACGGCCGCCGATGCAATCTATGTTTCAGCATCGGCGGCTTCAGCCAAATTGGTTTTGCAACGCACTCCCGCAGTTCCGTTTGCACTGGGCGCGGAGTGGGGAGCGAAACACAATTTGCCGCGCACAGTTTTTAGCAAAGTAACCAAGATTCACGGCCCTTCAACGCAATACAAGCGCAGGCAAAAAGATGGCAGTTACAAAACGTTTACCCGAAAGGGCAAAGCGGTTGCTGTCATCAAAGAAGGCGGCCGCACAATCAAAGGGTGGAACCAGTTCAAGGACTGGCGCGGAAATGCCACTTCGGCAGCCGTTGGCGACGAATTGGGCGCGTTGGGGTCAAGTCATGGCAGAACAGCTGACGATCTGCCCGCCGGTTACTTCATGTGGCCCGCATTTAGGGAAATGATTCCGGTCATTCGTGACCAAGAGCAAGCGCGCGTTCAAGAGTTACTTGAAAAAGAATTTGCGCGCCTTAACGGCTAGGGGAAGGCGACATGGCTACAGCCAAAGTTGAAATCATCGTTGTCGCCGATGCAGCCCAAGCCGAAGCGGTTTTGGGCCGTCTAGGCACCACGGTGGGAACCACTGGCAAGGTCGCTGAGACCGAAGCCAAGAAGATGGAATCGTTCACCGAGAAACTGGTTGCCGCTGGCCCCGCCGGACAGACCGCCGCAACGGGCGTTGAAGAAATCGCGGGCGCACTTACCAGCAAACTCGGTATTGCTTCGGGTGCAGCTTCGGGGCAAATCAATGCGTTAAACAAAATGCTTGGCGGCTTGTCTGGTGGCGCCTTAGGTGCCGCCGCCGGCGTAGCTGCATTTGCCGTTGCCGCAGGAATCGTTCTTGAAGTAATCAACAAAGCAGTTGAAGGTTTCATTCACTACGCCGATGGTGTCCGGCGTATGGAAGTTGCTACCGGCTTGACCGCTAAAGAAGCGGGATTGCTGGTTAACGAATTCAAGCTTCTTGGCATTGGCGCTGATGAAGCCGCCGGACTCATGTTCAAACTAGAAAAAGGTTTGGGCACCGGCAAATTGGCAAAGTTTGGCATTGAAGCCAAAGACGCATCTGGCAACGTTAAAGGCTTTAACGTCGTTCTTGATGAAGTGCTTGATCGAATGGCCTCATCAACGTCAGCATCCGAAAAAGCGGCAATTGCAAGCGCCGCGTTCGGTAAAGGCGCATTGGCTCTAACTCCGCTGTTGGCGATGAATCGCGAAGAGCTTGAGAAATTGAAAGAAACCGCCGCCAACGGATTTTTGCCTACCGATCAAGACATCATTGCCGCGCATAACCTTGAAGTTTCAATTCGCGCTTTGGGTTTGCAAGTTGACAAAATCAAGTTGCAATTTGGCGAACAATTGTTGCCCGTTGTTCAGGGTGCTTTGACCACGATCTCAACGGCAATAGATCACGTTTCTTTTAACGACATTCTCATTGGCATCACAAGGCTGATGGACGTTGCCACTGCCGGCGTTCCAGTTTTTGAAACCATCGCTCGAGTCCTTGGCTTGATGGGTCAAAGCAACGCCGAAAACGCTAAAGCGGCCGGCGAAAGTGCTGAAGCAACTGATGCTTTAAGCAAAGCTACACAGCAAGCAACGGATGCAATTACTGCCAACATTGATTCCGCCCAGGCGCAACTTGATCTTGAGAAAATGCAAGTTGATTGGGCCAAGAAGGTCGCTGACGCTGAAGCCAAAAAAGCCAAAGACATTGCCGACGCCAAAGCAGCGCAGGCTAAAGCCAACGCCGATTTAGTCAAAGCCGAGCAAGATGGCGCAACGGCAATTGCCAAAGCAAACGCCGACGTTGCTGCGAAAATCGTTGATGGTCAGGAAAAGATTGCGGCGGCTCGTAAACATCAAGCCGATACTGCCCAATCAGATTCTGAAGCCGTCATTTCTGCTTCCGAGGCCGTCACTAGCGCCACCGAGCGCCAGGCATCAGATGCCGAACGTGATGCTGACGCCATTGTTTCGGCGCAAAATCGAGTTCTTGACATTCAAGAGCGAATCCGCAAAGACAAAGAACAAGACGTTCAATCTGCTCGTAGCGTGGCTGATGCTGAAAAGAATTTGCAGCGAGTTCGAGAAGATATTGGCGCTGGACGATTAACGGGCGATGCCGCATCGCGAGCCTTTACCGACGCGACCGAGCGGGTTAATCGGGCGGGCGAAGATGCCGCAACTGCGGCAGTTGATCGCAACGCTCGAGCTGCAGCCGATGAGCGTGAACTTGCTCAAGCAGAAAAGGCTCTTGCCGAAGCGCGTCACACTCGTGAAAAGGATCGAGTCAACGACGCTATTGCCGTTGAGGATGCTCGCAGGAAACTAGCCGAAGCCGAAAAGAAGCGCGCGGCCGATGCTGTCGCCGAAACTGCAGCAGTCAAAAAAGCCGAAGTTGAAGCAGCGGCAGCAATCAAAGCAGCTCGAGAAGCCGTAGCAATTGCCGAGCAGGCGGCCGCCGCAAAAATTGCTGCAGCCAAGGCGGCAGTGACAACAGCAGCCAAAAACTTAAACACGGCCGAACATGAGGCGGGCATTACAACGTTTGATTTGCGCCAACATGAACTTGACTTGGAAAAGGCGCATTTGCGAGTTGAAACGTCTACGAAAAAAGCGGCCGACGCTGTAGACATTTTTCAGGGAAATTTGGGAAATGCTAAACAGAAGGCCCTTTTACTTGCTGGCGTTCTAGACAGCATGAATGCCACAACTATGCCCGAGTTTATTCGCCGCCTCGGTGAGGCTGGTTTAACGCCTAGTGCCGTGGCAAATGAAACGACTTCTCCTGCAATCCCCGGTGCGCCACCTGGCATTTCTGGCCCCTCTGGATCGGGCGGCGATTTCGGCATAACTGTGCACGTCAATGCCAGCGGCTTAGTTATGGATCCGGCCTCAGCCGATCATGTTGGCCGAACTGTCGCCAACGGCGTTATTCAAGAAATTCAGCGCAGAACCAACAACGGCGAGGTTATTCCGCGCCGTCGACCATAGGGGAAAAATGACCGACCCAACAATCATTTTGCAAGTAGAAGCCACTGCGGACGCTGAAGTTATCCGCGCTACCGAAAAGGAAGAAATCTGATGGCCGTTGGCACAAGCACCACATTGGCAAATTCTTGGCTCAACGTCATTCGTGGCGGTGCCGCTGGCACCACGTACACGGCGCCTTCAGCCGTCTACGTGCAACTACATACCGCCAACCCCGGCACGGCTGGCACAACTTCGGTTTCATCGGTTACCACTCGTCAGGCCGCGACGTTCAGCGCGTCAACTACTGGCGTGTTGTCGCTTTCAAATACGCCTTCATACACAAGCTGGGCTGGCACCAACGGCGAAGTTGTTTCGCACATTTCGTTTTGGGATGCCTCGTCGGCCGGAAACTTCTTGTGGTCGGCGGCGCTTTCCGCTACCAAAACCCTTTCGACGGGCGACACCCTCAACATTTCAAGCGCCTCGCTCACCATCACCACCGCTTCCTAGTCATGGGCGCGATTTTGTCGCAGGCCCTTGGTTCTAACGCGCTCCTCGTATCAA